CTGTTAAATAATGTTTTACACAATTAGCTAAAGGCTTAAGTCTTGACGATCCTTCTACAATTTTCCATGTAAATTTAAGTCTAGTTTTTTCATTCATATTTGGATCTGAAGCGTATTGATGCATATACTGAAGCATTCTCATTCTTAGCATATATGGCATGTAGTGTAAATTCAAACCCATAAAACCTCCTTCTATTAACCTAAAAGGAAGTACTAATGGAAAACTGTCATAATATGGGAGTGTTTCATTTAACTTAGGATCATACCCAAACAAATACATAAAGCCAGGTATTATTCTGTTAACCAGCTTTCCTTGTCTGAGAAGTTGATTGGTGTTAATTGCACCTAATTTACTGACCTGGGTTTGATACCATTGAGCAGACCGTTCCTTGTCTCCAACTTGTTGTCTAATAGTTTCAAACGGATTGGCTGTTGCCATATGTTATTCCCAGATCCTTTTCTGTTAAAACTAAAAACTGCCACCCTTTATCCAAACAATATTCATTAGCTTGCTTCCATTTTGCTTGATTTGTACCATACATAAACACTTCTTCAATGAATCTTTTTGTCTTTTTCTTTGGTATGGGTGGTGGTTTAGTTAGTTTTTCTGGTTTAATTTCTATTAAATACTTCTTTATGTTGCCACTTTTGTCTTTGACTTTAATATAAAAGTCTACAAAGTATCTGTGAATTTTGTTGTCGACTGGAGACCTATAAGGGATTACAGTGATCTCTGACCCCCACTCTAACACAGAGTCATTTGTATCACACCACTTCATAAACTTCAATTCCCACGACGACCTGTATACTATCTCTGATAAGTCACCTTTATATTTCTTTGCATTAGTGGGTCTGTAGCGCCCTTTATAAGTCTCTTTATACATGATAAATAATCAAATAAAAATATTTATGGAGAGGTCATGGCCTTACCACAGCTTATAGAAGATTTTAGAGACAAAGATACAAAAGAATTCCTATCGTCTTTTAAAAATAAAGGTACGGGAAAATATAATATTGATAACCTATCATATCCTGAAAATTTGGGTAAGGATCCAGATGTACAGCATTATGTTGCATTTTTTATTAATGTAAGAGGCAAATCTAAGTTTAACAATAAAACAGTATTTGGTTCTTCTCAAAAAACTTTAGATAATGTACAAGTTGGTGTTGGCCAAAATAGACTTGATCCAAATAGGACCGGAGATCAAGTAACTGCTGCAGGAGTAGTTGCTGGTGCTCAAATTGGAGGAGCTTCCAGTTTGTTAAGCAATGTATTAGAAGGAAAGGTTTCTCCAGCTAAATTAGCACAAACTGCAGCTACAACTGCAATTGGAGCTGCAGCTGGGGGATTGGCTATCAAAGGTGCAGAAGCAATTGGAGCTATAGAACCAGATACTTTAAAAAGAATCTCTGATGTAATTACTTTACATATCCAAGAAAAACCATCAACTAGTTACTCTATGACATACCAAGATGATAGCATTGGTACGTTAGGTGGTTTGTTGTCTGGTGGCACATCTGCAACCGACATTACTGAAACTATGAGAGATATTGGAAAGGATGTGGGTCAAGCTGGGGTTGCTGGAATTATTAAAGCCGTCAGTTCAGCTTTTGGAGGTCCAGCTGGAAGACTTCTTGAGCTTGGAACAAAACAAAAAACCAACTCATTTAGAGAGCAGTTTTTTGAAAGTGTTGATTATAGAACTTTTAATTTTAGACATACATTTATGCCAAGAAGTCCACAAGAAGCAGAAAACATAAAAAGGATTTTGAATTTGTTTAAGTTTCACATGCACCCAGAACTTTCTAAAGGTGGCTTGTTTTACATATATCCCTCTGAGTTTGAAATAAAATATTTTTACAGGGATAAAGAAAATCAATATTTTGACAAAATTAGTTCGTGTGTATTAGAAGATATGTCTGTCGATTACGGTGGAGATATATTTTCAACGTTCGATGATGGCAATCCTGTAGAAGTAAATCTCACACTTAAGTTCAAAGAGCTCGAGCTTCTTACAAAAGAAAGAATTACTCAGGGTTACTAATGGCATACTTTATCAAATTTCCAAAAACAGTGTATACTCTTGATGAGTATAAGACTGGCCAGATTACACCAGAAATCTTTAAGCGAACTAAATTCCTAACTGAGTTTATTGATAACTTTGCTTTCTTTGATGAGTATGATATTGAAGATGGAGAAACGCCAGAGATAGTAGCAGATTTAGTTTACAATGATCCATCTCTTCATTGGATTATTCTTCAAGCAAATGAAATTATAAATCCAAGATTTGATTGGCCTTTAGCCTCTAACAATTTAAAAAGCTTTGCGGAAGGAAAATACGCAAACATAAGTGCTGTCCATCATTATGAAGATGCATCTGGAAATATTGTAAATGGAAACGTTACCATTACATCTAGTTCAGAGTTTGGAAATTTTAATGTTGGTGATGTTATAACTAACATAACCAATACAGGTAACGCATTTATAGTTGCAAAAGACAGTTTAAGCTCAATGAATGTTACTACCTATAGTGGAGGGTTTGTATCTGGAGATCGAATAGCTCTTGCTTCTAATGTTCAAGTTATTGCAAATGTATCTTCAACTACAACTATAACAGGTACAGCAATATCAAATTTATCATACGAGATTATTGAAAATGAAACAAAAAGAAGAATTAGAATAATTAAACCACAAGCTATAGCTGAAATTATAAATGAGTTTGAAAGTACCATTAACAGATGACAACTGATGTAACAGTTCCATTTCAGTCTGCTGGCTCTGTAGACATACAAACTTTATCTTTAGTTTCTAGTGCTGGCAGATTTATAAACTTGACTGATTATCTGGCTGAGATAAACATTTATGAGGATATGTTTTCACCATTTATGTATGGTAACATGACAATAGTTGACAGTAGAAACTTACTCAAAGAAGTGCCTATTGTTGGTGATGAATATTTGGTTGTAAAAATAAAAACCCCTTCTACAAACTCTTATATTTCTAAGATGTTTAGAATTTTTTCTGTGAGTGATAGGGAGATTGTTAGAGACTTAAACACTCAAACTTATATCCTTCACTTTATTTCAAAAGAGGCAGTTTTAGATTCCTTAAAGCCTTTATACAAAAGTTTTAACGGAAAAATTAGTAATGTAGTTAGCCAAATATTTAATGACTATTTGAGCAATACGAGAACACTAGAAACTATAAAAGACAAGCTAGAGTTGGGAAACGAAAAAACTAAGCTAGTGGTCTTTCCAGAAACACAAAACAATGTCAAATTTGTTAGTCCAGGCTGGACTCCTGCTAAATGTATTAATTGGTGTGCTGGTAAATCTATACCTTCAGAAGGTAAAGCGTGTAATTATCTTTTCTTTGAATCGAACAAAAATTTTTATTTTGTAAATGTAGAAAAACTATTTGAAATAAACAACGTGACGACAGCAATTAACTTGGGTAAATATTTTTATAAAGTTAATAGTGTTAAACATAACGAAGATATAACTGATAAAATGTTTATAGCTGAAGACTTTCAAATAATTAAAACTACAGATCATCTATCCAACTATGAAAGCGGCTATCTAGCAAACCGTCTAATTACCTTAGACGTTATTAACAAAAAATATGAATTTCATGATCATGACCATGTAGATAAATTCAAGACTTATAAACACTCACAGGGGGACAAATCTATTCCCTTGTTTGCTTTTGATACCCCAAGAAATCCAGTTACAAACATAAAATTTTATCCTATTCATCCTGGCTTACATTCTATACCTAATAACATCAACGAAAAAATGCCAGAGATACATGGCAATAGACTTTCCAATCTTTTAGAATTATCTAACTTTAAAATCACTATAAATGTACCTGGTAGAACAGATGCTGAAGTTGGTGCTATGATATATTTTAGTTTTCCTGACGTTTCTCCAAAAGCTGAGACTGATATAGCTAGAACAAACGAAGATAAGTATTATTCTGGCAATTACTTAGTAACTGCTATACATCACAAAATAAATCTCTATAAACATACAATGACAATGGAATTAGTGAAGGATGCGTTGAATAACCGATGAAAAAAATATTTAATCCTGGTAAGTATGACTTTATCTGGTGGATAGGTATTGTCGAAGATAGAATGGACCCAGAAAAGATGGGTCGCTGTCGTGTAAGAATATATGGCTACCATTCAGACAGTAAAGTTGAAATTCCAACTGAAGACCTACCTTGGTCTATTCCAAT